TGCCTATGGGTCAAAGCCAGCCGTCTTTGCTTGGCAACACCACAAAGTTAATTAGCTATGGTTTGCCTGAAACACCAGAAGGCGGCGGCGGGTATGCTGATCCAAACCCAGGCTGGTCGGCTCTTTCCAATGCAGACAAGGCGGGTTATTACGCTGCAAACCCCACAATGGCAGGCATAACTCAATTGGGTCAGCAAGCGTTTGGCCTAACATCAATGGGGCAGATCCAAAATTTAGCTGCTCCCAACTTTGTCAGTGAACAAGGTTTAGTCTCTAGGGGTGTAGACCCGACAGCCTACCAAGGTGCAAAAGAGGGTTTCCGTGCCAGTGAAATTGCCGACATGAACGCGCCAGCCCAAAACGCTCAGTCTATGCAATCAATGCAGGATGCGCTTAACGCAGATACATCAGCAGCGCAAGCCCAAAGTGTTGCAGACCAAAACACTGGTGGAGACGGCGGCGGTTATGGTGGCTACAGTGATAGCGCTGGTAGCAGCAGCTTTGGTGAAGGGCAATACGCTAAGGGCGGCAGGGTTAACAAAAACCAGCTTACTGGCCCAGACCCACAAGGCCCAGATGATGGCTATGGCGCTTTACAGGGCGGTGAATTTGTCATTAAAAAAGCAGCAGTCAGAAAATACGGCGAAGGCATGTTAGGCAAGATTAACGCAGGCAAATACACGCCAAGGAGTTGAAATGGCAACGGAGCAAGAACTTGCCCAAGCGTTAAGCCCAGCGTTTGGCATGTACCCCAAGGCTTTCAGGGGCAACACCGGCAACCCGCAAGACGCTGCCAATTTGCCCGTAGATGTGATGCGAGGGCGCACGGCTGGCCTGTTGGGGATGTTTGGCGATGTTGTTAACCAACCCAGCGCTTTTACGCCTGTTAGGGCTGTTCAATTAGCCATGCAGGGCGTGATGGGCCAAGACAAGTACCCTGATACAGAGCAATTCCTTAAAACGCTGCCATTGAAGCCAACATCCAAAGCTGGTGAAGTAGCAGGCCAAGCGGCATCGTTTGTCCCGTTAAACCCAGCGCCAGCAGTTAGGGCGGCAAAAGCAGGGGTTCAAGCGCTTGGTCCGACAGCCTCAAACATGGCTGAAGATTTCCTGATGCGGCGCGGTTTGATGCCCACCCTTGATGTCTACCACGGCACACCACACACATTGCCGCCAACAGAGCGCAACCCACTTGGCGAGTTTGATGCGTCCAAAATTGGCACTGGTGAGGGAGCGCAGGCTTATGGGTTTGGAATTTATACGGCTGAAAATCCAGCAGTGGCTGGTGGTTATGCAAAAACATTGTCAAAAAATACATTTCTTAGTCCTAATGGCACTGTCATAAACAAAGCAAAGTTAATTGATTATGGCTTTGACAGAGGTGATGTTGATGTGATGTTACACGCGCTTAAAAATAACAATGGTGATTTTGGATTAGCAGCAGATGCAATAGCCTCACGCCGTAAATCTGCGTCAGAATTCTTAAAAAGCATTGGAAACAAAGGATCAATGAATGAAGGCAGCCTTTACAAAGTAGACCTACCAGATGCAATGATTCCTAAGATGCTAGATTACGATAAGCCACTGAGTAAGCAGCCAGAAATAATGAAGGCATTGACTCCAGAGGCAATGGGATTGAAGTTGCGAGTTGCGCCTGAAGGTGGTTTTATGTCCTATGTTTCACCTGATGGTGTGCCAATTGGATTGCAAGTAAAGGGTGCAACGCCAGAGAATTTTAGAAAAAAATGGCTGGATCGGATTGCAGAGTTTGGTGAGGCTGAGGGTGGTGCTGGCAGGGTCATTGGCTATCTTGGTGGCAATTCACCGACTTCTGCTGCCCAAGTGTCTGAGGCATTGCGTCAAGCTGGCATCCCTGGAATCAAGTACCTTGACGAAGCATCACGCGCCGAGGGCAGAGGCACACGCAACTTTGTTACTTTCCCTGGCGAGGAAAAGAACTTAACAATTCTGGAGCGCAATGCAGAAAAGAGTGCCAAATGACTACAGACATAACTAAAGTAGCCAATAGTAGGAAAAAAGCCGGTGGGCGAGTAGCGGGAACGCCAAACAAGGTCACAGCACAGGCTAGAGAGGCCATAGCGCTGTTTGTTGACGATAACGCACCTAGACTAGCCCAATGGCTTGATGCAGTCGCTAACGGCGATCCAGCCAATGATGTTAAGCCAAACCCAGCCAAGGCTTTTGAGCTGTTTCAGTCTGTGATTGAGTACCATGTCCCTAAGCTGGCAAGGACAGAGCACACTGGCGCAGATGACGGCCCAATTGAAATGGTGGTCACATGGGCAAACGGGAAGTAGTCCTTCCTTACAGCCCACGGGACGCATTCATGCCGTTCCACCATAGAACGGAGCGATGGGCCTGTTTAGTGGCTCACCGAAGGGCTGGCAAGACAGTCGCAGCCATCAACGACATCATCAAACGGGCAATTACTGAAGGCAACAGGATGGCTCAATACGCCTACATTGCCCCGTTCCGTAGTCAGGCCAAGCGGGTGGCATGGGACTACCTCAAGCATTACGCAGGCCCAATCACCAAAAACACCAACGAAGCTGACTTGCTGGTAGAGCTGGTCAACGGGTCAAAGATCATGCTGTTTGGCGCTGACAACGCTGATGCCATGCGGGGGCTGGGCTTTAATGGGGTTTATCTTGACGAATATGGCGACTTCAGACCCAGCGTTTGGGGCAATGTCATACGGCCAACACTGTCAGACCGGCTAGGCTGGGCGGTGTTTGGCGGCACTCCCAAAGGCAAAAACCAGTTCCATGACATTTACAAAGTCAGCCAATCAACGCCAGGCTGGTTTTTGACCCGCCTGCCAGCCTCAATATCCAAGCTGCTGCCTGACTCTGAGCTGAAGGATGCACGGGAACAGGTCAGCCAAGACCAATACGACCAAGAATATGAGTGCAGCTTTGATGCTGCTATTTTGGGCGCTTACTACGGCCAAGAGATGCGGCTAGCTGATGCGGAAGGCCGAATTAGGGATTTACCCTTTGATCCTGAATCGCCAGTGTTTACCGCATGGGATTTGGGTTATCGGGATGACACGGCGGTCTGGTTCTATCAGGTGGTCAGGGGCGAGATCAGGGTCATGGACTACTACGCAGTCTCAGGCGCAAGCATTGAAGAAATTGCGATTATGGTCATTGGCAAGGGCTACCGCTACACCAAGCACTATTTGCCCCATGACGCTAGGGCCAAGACGCTGGCATCAGGCGGCAAATCGATTGTTGAGCAACTGGCAGCGCACTTGGGTATGGAAAAGCTGGCAATCGTGCCTGACATTGGCATTCAAGACGGCATTCAAGCGGTGCGTTTGATCTTGCCCAAGTGCTATTTTGACCCTTCTTGCGATGAGGGGCTGGAGGCACTCAGACAGTACCAAAGGGAATATGATGAGGATAAGAAGACTTTTAGGCAAAATCCCCGTCATGACTGGTGCTCACATCCAGCAGATGCGTTTAGAATGTTAGCAGTGGCCTACCGGCAAGAGAACAAAGACCAAGCGCCACCTAAAGGCAAAACCCTGCAAACCATTACTCTCGATGAGATGTGGGACTTTGAGACTACTCACAAACAGGAGCGAATATGAGCCAGCCAGTAGCAGAATGCGGTGCATACAAAAACATCACCGAAACAGGCGCAGTGACCACAGGCCCATGCCAGCTCATTGGGTTCTATGTCAACAGCACCACAATAGGCACATTGGTGCTTAAAGATGGCGGGTCAGGCGGCACTGTAATGAGTGGCACGATCACTCCCACAATTGGATTCCATCCATTCCCAGCCAATGTCGGCACAAGCCTGCATGCAACTATTGCTGGCACTGCGCTTAATGTAACGTTCTTCTTTGCTGCTGGCTTCTGATGGCATACGAAGACACCGGCGCTTACGAGGGCGAAGACCCTGGCCCGTATTGGCACGACCAGATAGCAAACGCTGAAAAGGTCTTTGACAAGTGGGACAGGCGAGGCCATAAGATCATCAAGCGCTACCGCGATGAGCGCGATGCGGTAGAGATGCCAAGGATGAAGTTCAACATCCTGTGGTCAAACATTCAAGTGCTCATGCCTGCCCTGTATGGGCGGCAAGCCAAGCCTGAAGTATCACGCCGATACATGGATCAAGACCCTGTAGGACGCTTGGCCTCCACCATGCTGGAGCGCGTGATCGAGTATGAAACAACCCAATTTAACGACTTTGACAGCGCAATGGTCAACGCTGTGCAAGACCGGCTGTTGCCAGGTCGAGGCACAGTTTGGATTCGTTACGAGCCTGTAATCGTAGGCCAGCCAGCGCCCGAAGTCGAAGTCGAGCTTGGGGAAGCTGAAGAACCGCAAGTCTCCAATGTTCAAGAGTCGGGCGAGTCGATTGACGCTGCCCACAGCCCTGTGGATTATGTTTATTGGAGCGACTTTCTGCACAGCCCAGCCCGTACATGGGATGAGGTTTGGTGGGTAGCCCGTGCCGTCTACATGACCCGCGATGAGGGTGTGGAGCGTTTTGGCGATGTGTTTAAGAATGTCGGCCTGACTGACCAGAACACTGATGACGATGGCAAGAACCAGCAGACAGTCAAGACCACCTTTGAGAAAAAGGCCAAGGTTTTTGAAATCTGGAACAAGCGCACTTTTAAGGTGTGCTGGGTTGCTAAGGGTTATCCCTTGTCCCTTGATGAGCGTGATGATCCGCTTGAGCTAGAAGGCTTTTTTCCTTGTCCTAAACCCCTGATTGCTACGACAACCACGGGGACGATGATCCCTGTTCCTGACTACTGCGAATACGAAGACCAAGCGCAAGAGCTAGACAACCTGACGCAGCGCATCTACATGCTGACCAAAGCCTGCAAGGTGGTTGGTGTGTTTAACGCTGAGTTTAAGGAGCTGGGTCGCCTGTTTACAGAGGGCATTGACAACAAGATGTTCCCTGTGACAAGCTGGGCGGCAATGAGCGAGAAGGGTGGACTGAAGGGTGCTATCGACATGATGGACACCTCGCAGATCATCATCACGCTGCGCGAGTTGTATGCGGCGCGGGAGCAAGTCAAGCAGTCTATCTACGAAATCATGGGCATTTCGGATATTCTGCGCGGCGCATCTAAGGCGCAAGAGACTTTGGGCGCACAGCAGCTCAAGGCTAACTTTGGCTCACTGCGACTAAGAAGCAGCCAGGGCGAAGTGGCTCGGTTTGCCACAGACATCTTTAAGCTCAAAGCGCAAGTTATCTGTAAGTTTTACCCGCCTGAGCTGATTGTTGAAATGTCGGGCGTAATGAATACGCCAGATGGTCAAGACCCGCAAATGCTGCAAGCTGCGATCCAGATGCTGTCAAACAGCACGATCCGCGACTTCCACATTGCAGTCGAGGCTGACAGCTTGGCTCAGATTGACGAGCAGGCAGAGAAACAGGGCGCACAAGAGGCTGTTCAGGCTATTGGGCTGTTCTTGCGTGAGGCCATGCCAATGGTAGGCTCTGCGCCTGAAACGCTGCCAATGGCCTCAGAAATGCTGCTGTTTCTAGTGCGCCGGTTTAAGGCTGGCAGGGGGCTGGAATCGGCTGTTGAACGGGCTATGAAGGCGCTGCAAGACAAGGCAGACCAAGCGGCTCAGCAACAGCCAGCGCCCGATCCGGAGCAAATCAAGATGCAAGCCCTGGCGCAGTCTGAGCAAATGAAGACGCAAGCGCAAGTGCAGTCAGACCAGATGAAGCTGCAAGCAGAGATGCAAATGGCGCAAGCCCGTGCTGAGTTTGACATGCAGATGCAGCAGGCTAAGACTCAAGCAGACATGCAAATAGCGCAGATGAAGGCTGAATTTGAGACTGTTAAGCAGCAAAACGAAATGCAAATTAAGGCCAGAGAGATGGCCGGTAAGGAAGAATATGAACGATGGAAAGCAGAGCTGGACGCAGCGACCAAAATTATGGTTGCAAGGATTGGCAGCAATCCTGGTGTCGATTTACCTGTCGTTGAAGCGGCGGCTGCTCAAATAACCAACGAGTTGGGCGGCACGATTGTGCAGGCAATGGACAAGATTGCCATAATGCACGACCAGATGGCGAATCTCCACGGCGAGTCAATGCAAAACATTGGCAATGCCATGCAAAGGCTTAACGCACCGAAAAAAGTGGTGCGGGGCGCTGACGGCATGGTGATCGGGGTAGAGACAGCATGAGCTTAGCCCTTGCTGATCGGGTAAGGCAAACAACCACCTCAACCGGCACGGGGACAATTTCCCTAGATGGCTCGGTTGAGGGGTTTCAGTCGTTTGCGGTGATTGGCAACAACAACACCACTTATTACACGATTGCAGGCGGCGCACAGTGGGAAGTCGGGATCGGGACTTATTACGGCGGGACGCTAGCGCGAACCACTGTTATTTCCTCATCCACAGGCGCAAAACTTGACCTTGCGGCTGGTACAAAGGATGTGTTTGTCACGCTGCCATCAAGTGTGGCAGTCACCAGTGGCACGGATGTCACTTTTACAAAGGTCACATCTCCAACAGTACAGGCCACCAATTCAGGCGGTTTGGCCTTAAAAAACTCTGCTGGCACGACCCAAATGAGCATGGGCGCAGGGGGTGGTGACAACATCTCCCTGAATGTATCGACTAACCTTAACGGCGCAAATGCTCAAATAGACATCAGCCCTACTGGTACGGGTCATGTCCACATGAAGCCTAGCGGCTCGGGGTCGGTTGAAATAGCGCCAATCAACGCTGGTACTTTGGACAACTTGGTCATTGGCGGCATAACGCCTAGAGCTGTGACTGCGACATCACTGACCACCAC